TCCTTAACAAAGCTCATGATCTTATCTTTTGGAAACGCTTCTCCATAATATAGATCATATCTATCATCCTTAATCTCAATGTTCTTAAAACTTGTCTTCTGCTTCGTCAATCCGTGCTGCGTTTGAGCAATCATATAAAAATTTTTTTCAGAAGTAGGAAGAAACAGAAATTCTCCATCCACAAAATCCTTCAAAAATTCCTCAATCCTTCTCCTATTCTTGATCATAGGAGAAAAGCTGATAGTGATACTCCCGCTTGGTAATAATTCCTCTAAATCATTATCATCCTTCTCAACCTTATCTTCTGGCATACCAAATGTAGCCCGAATCATAAGCGTCAGATCATCACAGAAATAATATCCTGTATTGTATTCATTGATTTTAAATTGTTGTGTGACATCAAATCCCCATTTTCTTAGGAAATCATGGATTTTCTCGATCTGATGCTTGTCAAAAATATAGTCATCTATTGCTAGAGACACATGGGAGATATTCCCATATTTCTGTTCAAACTCTTGGGGGTATTCGGAAGAGCCAATGAATTTTCCCTGCTGGGAAACCCAAAATACATTTTCCAAAGATTTATCAATTATTGTTTTTAATTTACTCACTTTATTCTTTTTATATATTTCTGGATATCCCATTTCCACTTTTACACTTCCTTCTAAAAATTTTTCAAGCTGTGCTGGATTCACAATTGGAATTTTATTAATATCAATCATATTTTAATTAAATCTATCAAGAAAGAACTTCGGCAGCTTTTTCTTGTTCCTGTTTATAGCATCAAAAATGCTCCCGTCAAGAATATATGTTTCACAATAATCATCTTCCGATCTAACACTACGACCACAAGCCTGAAGCAAAGTCTTTAGCATCGCATTACCATACCAATCCTTATCGATTTTCATCAATTTTTCTACCCTCACATCCTTTGTTGGTAGCCATGGTGCTTTGAGAATGATTTGGAATCGAGACAAATCACCTTTTAAATCCACCCCATATGTCATTGACGGAGATACCAAAATAGTCGGTTCACTAGACGATTCATGGATTTCCAAAAGCTGTTCATTATTCACTCCTGCTTCTCTACAAAGCAAACGATCTGATTTTATATTCTCTCGGATGTAATCAGCCAAATATTGAGTATGGGTATGGATAATACCTTTTTCATTAACATGGTGTTCCATAATACCTCCAATTTGTTTCATCAAAGTTGGAAGCATGGATTTCAAATTGGAGAAATTTAATTTCTGTTTTGCCATGATATGAATTGGAGATTTTTCTGGATTGAAATCTGTTCCAATGTGAATGTATTCATAATCTTTGATACCAAGAGATTTACAATAAGCATCAGAATCAATAATCGTTGCAGAAAGAATAACCACTTTTTCTGCATACTGAAACAGATAGTTTGAAAGAACATCAACTTTCAATGGAATGAATCTGATACTATCTTCCAATCTTTCCACAATATAATCACTATCATAAAAAGTCTCAATCAACAATCCTAAAGAATTTTGAAGATTGGTGAGTTTGCTATACTCCTGTTTCTTTTTATTGAATGTAATAATATCTTTTTTATTGCTATTCTCTCCAAACCAATTTTTATATGTCTCAACAGAATTGATTACGCTTTCTGCAACTCTACTGACCCATGCCAACACTTTGGTTTTATTTTTATCATCGTTTGGGAACGGTGTAACCATGGTTTGTGTCTTCATGAGAAATGGGATATTTACCTCACATGTGAATTGACCTACTAATTGTTCTTCCAGTTCCGAACCCTCATCGCAAACGATGATTTGTCGTTTCTTCAAATGATTGGGGAGAGAGAAAAACATACTGTAATTTAAAGCAGAGAACTTTGATGTGAGCATATTATTACGTGAATTGTAATAAGGGCAACGATTTGCTTTCCAACACTCATTCTTCTGATTTGCAACATAGATGCAAGGAGCAACATCAACAGATAGAGTATCATCTACGTCGCATTGATAATTACTCTTCCCTTTCAGAACTCCCGTTTCATTGAAAGTATTCTGATATTGGTCTTGCAGCGATTTAGTAATCGTCAAAGAGTAGCACCCAAATGATTGTAAATCGGCTACCAATTCTCCACCGTTTTCAGCAAATATGCTGTAATTTTTAACAACTCTTTCAAACTCAACTGGAACATCTCTGGACACATTGCCAAGAGTTTTAGCTAAGTGTGTTTTTCCAACACCAGTGTCAGCATGAACGATTACAAATTTTTTTCCATTTTCAAATGCTTTTTCAATAGCATTAAGAGCTTGAGCCTGTTTATCACGGGGATTAAATCCGTCTGGAAAGTTTAATATTAAGTTACGCATTTTCTAAGATTTTATTTTCAACATCAAAAGACATTTGATATTGAAATCCTACCACGTAATTTTAGGATGTCAAGACGTAAAGGTAATTATCGAAAAATTTGGATGCTTCTGGTTTATTCATCACTTTCATTTTCCAATATACTTCTTCGGTTCTTGGGCAAAATGCGCTTAGAGCGTAATCAAAAATAAATCCATTATTTGTAATTTTCACATCATATGGATAAGAAAGTTCCCATTCTTTCATTTCTCCATCTTCTTCAATTTTAAATCTTACAAAATTCTGTTTTGTATTAAACATTTGTATTTTACCCGATTTAATTGTTCGGGAATTCAAAACAAATTTTATATCACGGAAAATTAATTTTTTTAAATGATCTTCTATTCTATTCATGGATAAGGGTCAAGATTGAGTTTGTCGTCCATATATTGTAATTTCTCATTTGGGCTCATGGTGAATATATTTTCATTAAAGAATTTCCAGAAATTATCATCTGCTGGAATTTTTTGAACAAGATAACACATTTCCATTGAAACATTTCGGTAGTCTTGCATGAAGATATCCCATGTAACGACTAGATTATGTTTACGTTCATCAACTTTTTTAGGTTCAAAAGAACCACTATAATTCAAAGTTCTTAAACCATTTTCCGATCTAAGAATTTCCATGCTGTTCGTGCATAACATCTGACGCATAATGAATCGTCCCGGTGCGCGTTCAGGTCGTCTACGAGCAATCAATAAATCACAAACGTTATTTTTCAATAACGATTGTAATTCAGTTCTTCTTAACTTTTTCAGCATTTATTTCACAAACGCCAAACATGCGTTGCTCGTTCAAGAACAAAGCGTTCTTCACTTTACCATGACCTGTTACTTCCAAATTACTAATTGGAATACCCATGTTATTGGGAAATACTACGATATCACCAACTTCAGTATATCGCACGTTTGGTCCTTTAAGGATGACTTTTCCCTTTCTCCAAGCATTATGCACTTGTGCAACAGGAATTGCGATTCCCCCACGTAAAATATAGTCACCTGTTTCTTCACCTGCAACTAAATCACAATATTCAAGAAGCATTACATCATCAAAAAGTTTGGATAAACTATAATCATCCAAACCAAAATCACTTGGTAGTGCTTTATCACTGAGATCAATGTGGGATTTTTGAGGAGCTAAAACATCAATAGATACGGTCATGAAAATACTTATTGATTATTTTTTAGATGTCAACACATATTGATTTTTTTAATACAATTTGTAACAATTAACCATTTCTTCTTTTGGAAATGTATTTAATATTTTTTCTTTTCAATTTGGGAATCACATTTTCAAAGAATCGAAATGCTTCTTCATCCGTATCGAATATCTGTGAGTATCTATTCACTGTCTCATTAGCATAATTCAACAGATCTTTATCATAGAAACTCAAGTAACGAGTGACCATGTATGGTGAAAATTCTTCCAACAATTCATTTGTCATCTCCCCTTTCTTATCAAAAATAATATGATTTATGGTGTTAAACATAAGCGATTATTGATGATGTTTAGATATTCCTCACTGATTTCACTGCCTACAAAATTTCTATTATTCTTAATAGCCATTTTAGCAGTAGTCCCACTTCCCATGAATGGATCGTATACCAAATCGCCTTCATTTGACCAGCTTAAAATATGATCTTCTGCTAATTTTTCGGGAAAGATTGCTGGATGTTTATATGCGATTTTATCATCAGACCCATAACCACCTCCTTGTGTATACTTCCAAATGTTACGTCGAATACCAAATTCAGGAGCAATCTTACTTTCATATTTCTCACCCATAGTTCCATCTGCTTTTCTACGTTGGCGAGTCTTACCCCAACGCTCTCTCCATTTATTTGGTCTATCACAAATAGGATTAAATGTTTTGACTTTATCTTTGGATAAGACAAACATGTATTCGAAAGCAGGGTAATATCTATTTTTCACTGGTGAGACTCCGCTCTTCTCATAAATGATAACATCATGTAATTTGAAACCAATTTCTTTGAAGTAAAGAGCTTGTCGAAAACTTGTTCCAGATTTATCACCATCTTTAGTCTGATCACCAACTACCCAAACAACAACTCCACCTTTCTTAGTGACTTTGAAAAGCCCTTTGGCTACATTTTCAAAGTCAAAGGAATAGCCATTATAAGTTCTCAAATCATCATATGGAGGACTGGTAACAGTTAAATCAATTGATTCTTCTGGCATCCTATCCATAGTATCCAGACAATTTTCATTATATATTTTATTAATTTCAAACATCACATTTAATCATTTTATCATAGTAAATATCAGTCGCTTCTCTACCATCGCCAAACCACTTGGAAGGGAAATAAGATGTCTTATCACCAATCAAAGCTGCCCACCAAGAAAAGGTAGAGTTGCTCCCCACTACGATATCACATTTTGACATGTATGCAAGTTCTTTAATATCAGAATCTGATTTCATTATAATAAATTCTTTACCTTTAAATTCTTCTAAAACAATTTCGGGTGAATCTGTAAATACAAGAATTTTAGTATTCTTTACTATTTCAGGTGTGAAAATATCAAATAATTTATTAAAGTATTCGGTTCTACATATATAATGTATTGTTGCATGATTCAAGTAATCACCTCGTCTTATATGAAATGCAATATTCAGATTGTTCCCCCATTTAGGAAGAACATCGACTTCTGGCAAGTTTAATAAAGAAATAAATTCATCTTTATATTCTTCAAAATATTTCAAGGATTGAAAATATCCGTTGAATGATACAGAGCCTTCTATGAAGGGTGGTTCATCATAATTGAATCTTTTTTCTTGAATGGGAGTGACATTTTCACTATAATTACCATATTCAAAATTCTTGAAGATTGTATCCTTATACACCAAAGGATTGGTTCCTTGACCAGCAAACCAATTATAAGGGTTGATGATCAATTTCTTACCATGTTTCTTGGCATAAGCATAACCAGCAGCTATTTGAAATAGCTGATTACCCACACCACCAATAACATTTACATAACAATTATTCATATTTAAAATTGAAATAATATAATTTTGTTATCGTAGTATGTTCCGAAATCGAAATATGAAAATTCTGCATTTGGAATTTTTTTCAATATGTTGAGTAATCCGTTTGGATCATAACCAACATCTTCTATTATAATGACACCTCCCTTTTCTATTTTATCAGAATATAATTCTAACAATCTGACATGAGAATCTGGAGAATGGGGACCATCATCGATAAGAATCGTTATATTTTCAAATTTATTTGCTATTTCCTCGGTGTATGCGTCTCCTACTATATATTCAACATTTTTCCCAGAAATCCATTCATTATTTATTGGCACAGAATGTTCATTTTTATCATATAGATTATCTAAACCATATATTTTACTATCTTCTGAAAAATATTCCCTCCATAATTTTAAAGATGCTCCGCTTCTAACTCCAATTTCAACTATAGTGTTGTCCTTATCTTTAAATTTTTTAAAGAAATCTTCATAAAATTTATCTATATAAGATTTTGGATGACCTTTATCTGTTCCATAATTAGGATTAATTCTCATATTTTCTTCATCGAAAATATTCAGTTTATATTCATTTAAAATTTGTTTCAATGTTTTCATAATAATTTATTTATAATTTCGTTTATATTATTTTTTGTGTGAAATCCCATATCATTTATTTTCGATGTATCCAAATACATTGATTCAACTTGTACTATTTTATGGAAATCCGATGGTTCCATGTTTCCTATTTTGCTGGAAGAATCCAGTGCTTTATATGCATAATCT